ATTAATAATAAATACAAAATGGGTGGAGGTCTTCTTCAACTTGTAGCTTATGGTGCCCAAGATGTCTATCTTACCGGCAACCCTCAGATCACTTTCTTCAAGGTAGTTTATCGTCGTCATACTAACTTCTCTATTGAGTCTATACAACAAACCTTTAACGGAAATGCTAGTAAAGGAAAACGTGTAACTTGTCAAATATCCCGTAATGGTGATTTAGTTCATAAATTATATGTAGTTTTTGATTCAGTTACAGGTGCTAACACAGATGCTCGTGAATGCATTAAAAAAGTAGAAGTTGAAATTGGTGGTCAATTAATTGATCGTCAGTATGGTGATTGGATGATAATCTGGAATGAACTTACTTTACCTGCCGGAAAGAAAGACGGTTATGAATATATGATAAATGGAACATCTACAGGGGATGATAAAGCATATGTTCCTCTTGAATTCTGGTTCTGCCGTAATATTGGTTTAGCATTACCACTAATTGCTTTACAATATCACGAAGTTAAAATTAACATTGAGTTTGATGCTGGTATTGAGTTTGGCGATGCCACCTTATGGGCTGATTACATCTTCTTAGATACTGATGAACGTCGTCGTTTTGCTCAATTATCTCACGAATACCTTATTGAGCAAGTGCAATTCACTGGTGCTGAAACTATAAGTTCAGCTAAATTATCTGCTAAATTATCTTTCAACCATCCTGTTAAAGAATTAATATGGCAAGGTGCTAGTGGTGGTTGTGGAAAAGCCAAACTTATGCTTAACGGTAATGATCGTTTTGCTGAACGTGATGTAACTTATTTTACTCACGTTCAACCATATCAACATCATACCAATATACCAGACTCTTCAAAAAATATCAATGTATATTCTTTCGCATTAAAACCGGAAGAACATCAACCATCTGGAACTCTTAATATGTCTCGTATTGATACTGCTCAACTGCAACTAACAGATGGTGCTAATGGAGAGGTCAAAATCTACGCTCACTCCTACAACGTCCTCCGTATCCTCAGCGGTATGGGTGGTCTTGCGTATTCTAACTAAACTTAAATCTAAAATTATTTTTATTTATAATTTAAATCTAAAATTATTTTCTTAGCTTATATTAAAAATGGGTGGAGGTCTTCTTCAACTTGTAGCTTATGGTGCCCAAGATGTCTATCTTACCGGCAACCCACAGATCACTTTCTTCAAAGTAGTTTATCGTCGTCATACTAACTTCTCTATTGAGTCTATACAACAAACCTTTAACGGAACCCCAAGTGCTAACAAACGTGTAACTTGCCAAATCTCCCGTAATGGTGATTTAGTTCATAAATTATATGTAGTTTTAGATCAAGATGCTAATGATGGTAGAGATTCTATTGCAAAAGTAGAAGTAGAAATTGGTGGTCAATTAATTGATCGTCAATATGGTGATTGGATGAAAATCTGGAATGAACTTACTTTACCAAAAGGAAAGAAAAATGGTTATGAACAAATGATTAAAGGATCAACAGCGGGAAAACGATATGTTCCTCTTGAATTTTGGTTCTGTCGTAATATTGGTTTAGCTCTTCCTTTGATTGCTTTACAATATCACGAAGTTAAAATTAATATTGAGTTTGCATCTAATATTACAGATGCCACCCTATGGGCTGATTACATCTTCTTAGATACTGACGAACGTCGTCGTTTTGCTCAATTATCTCACGAATATTTAATTGAACAAGTGCAATTCACTGGAGAGGAAACTTTATCAGGTACTACTGGTGGGTCGGTTAAATTATCTTTTAATCACCCCGTTAAAGAACTTATATGGAAAGGATCAGGAGGTTCAGGCGCAACTACAGGACATTGTGGAACTGCCAAACTTATGCTTAATGGTAATGATCGTTTTGCTGAACGTGAACAAAAATATTTCACTCACGTTCAACCATATCAACATCATACCAATATTCCTACAGGTAACACTATCAATGTTTATTCTTTCGCATTAAAACCGGAAGAACATCAACCATCTGGAACTCTTAATATGTCTCGCATTGATACTGCGCAACTTAAATTAGGCGGTGGTGGTGCAGACAAAGTCAATATCTACGCTCACTCCTACAACGTCCTCCGTATCCTCAGTGGTATGGGTGGTCTTGCGTATTCTAACTAAATTATTACTTACTTACTTCTTTTTATTTACCATATTAGGATATCCTAATACGGCATTGACACCTAAAAACATTGAAATAATTGAACTAGTTAAAGCAGATTGAAAATAATAATTATTAAAGTTCATAAACTTAGACGTTATCCTATTTAATTTATTAACAATGTGTGAAGGATTACCAGTTATAACTGAATAGCATATCATAAAACTAGATATAAATAAAGCATTTTCAATGCCATTAATAAATATTTGTTCAATATTAGATTGTTTAGCAATAAGTATATTTTCATTAACATACCATGGTTTATCAGGTATTACAAAACAAATTTGAGGTTTTTTAACAAAAACAGAATTAAACAACATTATTCTAATTTAACTTTATATTCGTTAGTATTTTTAATATATACTAAATCATCATTTTTTATAGGTGTATCATCTATATATTTACCATCTTCNGTTCTAAGTTTAGTATATTTATNATTATATAAAGTCCANGTATCATATTCGTTTTTATATAAAACAAGTGTAGGTTTATTTTCAGTAGATTCTAATTTACCNACAATAAACTTTTTCATCATATCTTTCATTAGGGCAGTTTCATCACCACGATATTTAATCATATAATACACCTGTTTAATATTGTATTTTTTTATTAAAAATAAATAAATAGTAATACCAACAACAGCTAAAATAACTATCGCAAAAAGTATGAGAAATATAATACCCCACGACATTTATATTAAATAAATATATATTTTTAAATAAATGGGTGGAGGTCTTCTACAACTAGTAGCCTATGGTGCTCAAGATGTTTATCTTACAGGTAATCCGCAAATAACATTCTTCAAAGTAGTTTATCGTCGTCATACTAATTTTTCATTAGAATCTATACAACAAACTTTTAACGGAAATGCTGAATTAGGTAATCGTGTAACTTGCCAGATATCTCGTAATGGTGATTTAGTTCATAAATTATATTTACAAATAACTGCAGTAGCAGGAGCAGCTCCAATATATCTTCAACCTTTCTATGGTTATAGAATGATAAAACATACAGAACTTGAGATAGGAGGACAACGTATTGATAAACAATATGGTGAATGGATGTATATTTGGAATGAACTTACAATGGATCAAGGTAAAAAAGAAGGATATTATGAAATGGTTGGTGGTAATTCTGCAAATAAATCAGTTGAATTAAAAGACAAAACAATAGATTTATATATTCCTCTTGAATTTTGGTTTTGTCGTAATGTTGGTTTAGCATTACCGCTAATAGCTCTTCAATACCACGAAGTTAAAGTTAATATAGAATTTAATTCAATGGAAAATATCAGAGCAACAAATACAAATGATATGCTTGCTTCAGATTCTACAATAACCGTTCAAACTTCAGATACCGATTTCGAATCATTTAGTGCTACATTATGGGCGGATTACATCTTTTTAGATACTGATGAACGTAAAAGATTTGCTCAATTATCGCACGAATATCTTATCGAACAATTACAATTTACAGGAACAGAAACTATAACAGCAAATACAGTAAAAGCATCACGTTTAAGTTTTAATCACCCTTGTAAAGAACTTGTATGGGCAGTAAGACCTGAACCAGATACACCAGGTTCTAATATCAACTGGAATAACTTTACAAATGCCGCAGACAATAATATAATTAAAGATAACCTAATAACAACAGCTAAACTGCAATTAAACGGAAATGATCGTTTTGCTGAAAGGGATGGAAAGTATTTTTCGTTAGTTCAACCTTATCAACATCACAATAATATACCAGTTAATCAAGGTATTAATGTATATTCATTTGCATTAAAACCNGAAGAACATCAACCATCAGGAACATTAAATATGTCGAGGATAGATACAGCACAATTACAAGTTAAAAGTAGTAAACCAGGTGAATTATTTGTATATGCTGTAAATTACAATGTTTTACGTATATTAAGTGGAATGGGTGGATTAGCGTATTCTAACTAAAAACATAAAAATAATATTAAAACTTATATAGCAAAATTGAACTCTTGTTCATTGCCATTACATTCTGTTTCAACAACATTAACCCTATAACATTCTCCATCAAAATCGGAATAAAGATTATTGGAAAAAGGTGTAGGTGTTTTAACTATTTTTTCTTTGGTATTATTTGTAATAACGATATAAATAATTCCAATAATAAATGCTAAAATAAAAGGTATAAATTGAAATTCAAAACTTGGATTAATCTTCATTTAATTCTTTTAACTCAAAATAATTTTTATA